CGACCTCGACGACATCATCACGCGTCGTGGAGAGGTCATGTGCGCCGAGGCTCTTTTCCAGGGCAAGGTGACGGTCAAGGGCGAAGGCTACGATGAAGTTCTGAACTACTGGGCTCACCTGGAGACGAAGGAGCAGCCGAAGACTACTTTGGGCACGAAGTGGGACGCTGCTGACGCCGCCCAGATCATGGGCGATCTTCGTACGCTTCGTCGCACGATGATTCAGTCCGGCGGCTTTACTCCGCACGAGCTGATCTGCGGCTCGAAGGTGCTTGATACGATCCTCGATAAGCTCACGACTGCCAATCAGCTCGATATGCGTCGCGTCGACATGGGCGCGATTGATCCGCAGCACTTGCCGAATGGCGTGACGTACTGGGGCTATCTCAAGGACTCCGGTCTTGACATCTACTCTTATGACGAGTGGTACACGGATGACGCCGGCAAGGAACAGCCGATGGTTCCCGAAAAACTCTGCATGCTCGCAAGCCCGAACGCGAAGACGATGCTTGCTTACGGCCTGGTTTCCTTGACCGGTGATGATGCGGTCAAGTTCTACGAAGGCGCTCGTGTCCCTGATTCTTGGGTTCAGCGCGCCAACCCGTCTGGTCGTATTGTGCAGATCAAGAGCCGTCCGCTGCCGATCATTCAGCAGATTCACGGCTTCCATGTCATCGAAGCTCTTTCTTAAGAGCGACAAAAACCGAATCAGGGCAGGCAATACGACCTGCCCTTTTTCGTAGGAGGGACAGAAATGAAAGTTGTTCTTTTAGAAAACCTCCTCATTTCCGGCAAACGCTACACGGCGGGTGAGGAGAGCGAGGTTGACGAGACGGTCGGACTTCAGCTTCTCAAGGACAATCTGGCGCTCGTCGGTGTGAATGAGGTCGAGAACGATCCTGTCGAAGAAGCTCCACTGCCGACGCCGGAAGCTGCTTTTGCTCCGATTCCCGAGGCGCAGGATGAGCCAGAGCCTGAAGTCAAGCAACCTGTCAAGCGTCGCGTGACGAAGAAGGTGGAGGGATGAGCGCCTTCAAGGATGCTGTTGCGGCGGATGTGGGACGCGTCTTCCTAAACCTTGACGAGTTTGCCGAGGAGCACGAAATCGGTCATGAGGTCGTGCCTTGCATTCTCGACAAGATCATCACGCAGGCGAACGGCGACGATTCATACCTTGGCGTTTTTGTCAACCAGTTGACGATCTATGTCGAAGTCGGCGTGATTGAAACACCGGTTGAAGGCGAGCTTCTCAACGTCGACGGCGCGCTTCATCTTGTCAAGTCCGTCAGCAATGAGGGCGGCGTACTTGTCATCGTGACGGAGGGGAATGAGCAATGAGTAAACCGCTAGAGGTAATCGTTTCCGACGGGCAGGGGCGGAACAAGAACGCTCTTGAGAAGTCGGCCAAGTTGCTCTCGGAAGTTCCGAACGGATACGAGGCAGCCGTCAGTCGTTCGATGAATCGTGCGGCCACTGCCGGACGCTCTGCTGCGGTCTCAACGATCCGGCAGGAGTACACGATCAAGGCTTCAACGGTTCGCCGTAACTTCACCATCCATAAGGCGACGCGCTCAGACCTTGAAGCGCTGGTCACGAGTAAGGGGCCTCGCATCCCGTTAGTGAATTACAAGACTCGTCCGAAAACTGACACGACCGGCAATGCACGAAAGCCGGTGCGCGTCGCCGTCAAGGCACGGGGAGGCTTGAAGCCTTTGGGTAAGTCGTTCGTCTACCGGGGAAAGATTCTTCAGCGTTTGGATACGAGTTCGCTTCCTGTGCAGGAGGTCTACGGTCCAGCCATTCCGGTGCTGTCTGGGAATAACGAGGTCGTAGACAACGTCGAAAAGACGATGCAGGAGACCTTCCTCAAGCGTCTGGATCACGAAACCGGCTATCTCCTCGGCGGTGGGAAAACCAACAAATACACCAAACACAAGGGGTGATTCGTATGGTCGAAAACGAGCTGACCCGCACACTTCGCGGGCTGTGTGCCGAAGCCGTGAAGAACTTCGCCTTGCCGACGAAGTCAGAACGCGGACAAGAGAAAGAGGAGCTTCGTGCTCCTCAAATCATAAATGGCTACCTACCGCCGAAGCGGTCAGGGCAGAAGGACGATTTTCCGTTCGTTCTCGTGCGGGCCGATGAGGGTACGACCGACCAGGACTCCACAGAAGTGCAGGTGTCGATCATAGTCGGGACCTACTCCGAAGAGTACGACGGGCACGAATACTGCCTGAACGTTATGTCCCGAATTCGCACGGCGTTGTGCTCCTTGCCTGGGATGGTTCTAGCCAATCGATACCGGTTGCAACACCCGATCAAGTGGAGCACCTATGCGGAGCAGCCCTATCCGTACTGGCAGCTCGACATGCAGACGACGTGGGACATCCGCACGCCGCAGCCAATTGATAAGGAGGAGGACTTCTGATGACTATGAAGAAACCCACAACTAAAAAGGCGCAAACCACCGAGGGAAAGGCTGTCGTTTATATCGGCCCGACTCTTGGCGGTGGTGCACTGATGCGCAATGCGGTTTTCCGTGCAGGGGAGTTTCCTCCGCACGTCGTATCGATGCGCGAAAAGAGTGAGGCCCTCCGTGGGCTTTTCGTCCCGGTGTCCGAGTTGGCAACGGCACGAAAGCGCATCGGTGTGAAGGGCGACATCCTAAACGCCTATGTGCGTCAACTCAAAAATGAACTCTAAGGAGGTCATAACATGGCATACAACCACGGGGTAAAAATCTCCGAAGTGCCGACTTCTATCCTGCCGCCGGTGCAGGTGGAGGCGGCTATTCCTTTCATTGTCGGGACTGCTCCGGTCAATATGACCGACCCGACGAACGTCAACAAGCCCGTTCTCTGCTACTCGTATGACGAGGCTGTCGCTGCCTTCGGCTACGTGCCGCCGGTCGAGGACAGCGCGAGCGGTCTAAAAAAGTACGACTTCACACTGAGTGAGGCGATTTATTCGCAGTTCGCTCTCTTTGGCGTCGCACCGATCATCGTTGTTAACGTGCTTGATCCTACGAAGCACAAGAAGACGGCGACGGCAAAGACGGTGACGCTTGACTCGAAGACCGGCTCTGCAACGATTGCTGAGACAGGCATCATCCTCTCGACCCTCAAGCTTTCTCAGGACGTGACGACCTATCAGGAAGGTACGGATTTCGTCGCGACCTTTAATGATGCGGGGCATCTGGTCATCACTTCGAAGAAGGACGAGGATAACTTCAAGGTGCCGGTTGGCGCATCGCTGACTTTGGCAGCCGAGAAGCTTGATCCGTCTGCTGTTACGAAGTCGGAAATCATCGGCGGCGTTTCCGTTGATGGTGCGAAGAGCGGCCTTGAACTTGTCGGCGAATGCTTCCCGCGTTTCCGTCTTGTCCCTGGTCAGATCGTTGCTCCGAAGTATTCGAGCGATCCTGAAGTGGCGGCTGTGATGGCGGCCAAGGCTGTCAACATCAACGAACACTTCCGTGCGATTGCTCTTATCGACGTGCCGACCGACACCGTTGATTCCTATTCCAAGGTCGCGGAATGGAAAAACAACAATAACGTCGTCGATGAGGCGCAGGTGACATGTTGGCCGATGCTCGCTCTTTCCGGTACGGCGTATCACATGAGCACGCAGCTCATGGGCCTTATCGGTAAGGTGGACGGTGACAACGACAACACTCCGTATGTCAGCCCGTCCAACAAGAACTTCCAGATGACTTCCACGGTCCTAGCGAACGGCAAGGAAGTCTGGCTCGGGCCTGAAAACGGTGCTTATCTGAACGGTCAGGGAGTCGTGACTGCGCTCAACTTCATCGGTGGTTGGGTGTGTTGGGGTAACCGCATGGCTAGCTACCCTGGCAACGCCGACGTGAAGGATTCCTTCATTCCGGTTCGACGCATGTTCAACTGGGTCGGGAACACGCTTGTTCAGACCTTCTGGCAGCGTGTGGATGCTCCTCTGAATCGTCGTCAGGTTGACACGATTGTTGACAGCGCAAACGTATGGTTGAATGGCCTCGCAGCTCGCCAGTACATCCTGGGCGGCCGTGTGGAGTTCCTTGAAAGCGAAAACTCGAACACGGACCTGATGGACGGCATTGCACGTTTCCACGTGTACCTTACACCGCCGTCTCCGAATAAAGAGATTCAATTCGTCCTTGAGTACGACGTGAACTATCTCTCGGCCTTGTTCGAGTAAAGGAGGAAAGAAAAATGGCAGGAAACAACAAAGTCCCTGAACGATTGATCAATTTCAGGGTGTATGCAGAAGGCAATGACCTTCTGGGGGTTGCCAACGTTGAATTGCCGTCGCTCGAGGCGATGAGCGACACGGTCAGCGGTGCGGGAATTGCTGGTGAGGTGGAGAGCCCGATCTTGGGTCATTACGGGTCGATGACGACGACCTTCACTTGGCGAACGATTTCTGCTGATTTGACACGACTTGCGGAGCAGAAGGCGCACGCGCTTGATCTTCGCGGGTCTCAGCAAGTTTATGACGCTGCGCTTGGTACGTATTCGACGGTTCCTGTGCGCGTGTCTCTTCGTGCGGTGCCGAAGTCGATCAGCCTTGGCTCGTTCGAAGTCGGGGCCTCTACGGATAGCGAATCCGAGTTTGAGGTGCTGTACATCAAGGTTGCTGTTGGAGGTAAGACGCTCGTCGAAATCGACAAGTACAACTACATCGCTCGTTTCAACGGCGAAGACAAGCTCGCAAGCGTTCGTAAGGACCTTGGACTGTCGTAATGCAAAGACCGGTCGGAGGCAGGTACCTCTGACCGGATCAAACACAAAATATTGAGGTGAAAATATGAAGCATATTTTTGCAACGCCCTTCGAATTTGAAGGCAAGAAGTACGAAGAAATCGAGATGAACCTTGAAGGGCTGAAGGGCGAGGACATTTCTGCAGTGAAGAGACAATATTCTGCACTGGGGCTGTTCTCGCCTCTTCCGACGACCGACTCGGATTTCTGTGCGCTCATTCTTGCGCGTCAGTCGAAGTTGCCGATTGAGTTCTTCAACGAATTGCCGGCACGTGAGTATTGCTTGATCACCCAAAAGGTGAGCAATTTTTTGAGCTACTCGGTCTGAGGGTCGCCGATCCTGTGAACTTCATCATGCAGGTGTGTATCCAGCTTTCTAGAAAAGAAACTGGCTCGGGGGCGCTTGAATGGTTCGCTACTCCACTTATTGACCTCGGCCAATGGGCACAAGTCACTGATGAACTGGATAAACGACAAAAGAGATAGGGCGCGAGGCCTTACTTTGGGACTTCTCCCTCCTTACCTGGTAACATAGACCTATACAAGGAGGGGGAACCGATGTTTAAATTTTTTGAAGCACTATTGGACGGCGTGAAAGCGATTGTGGCCTTGGTCGCCGGGGTGGTGATTTGCTACTTCTGTTATTTCCTAGTGTTTTCATAAAACAATCAGAATCCTAAAGAAAAGAGCTCGCTTCGGCGGGCTTTTTTCTTTTCTAAAGGAGCGGTGAAATGGGTGCTAAGGAATACAGTATTGCGTTCATGATTGCTGGCAAGCTGTCCGGGGCATTCAGCAATACGTTCAAAAAAGCGAATGACACGGTAGGTGCATTCAATAAGCAGGTTAATACGCTAAATCGTGAATCGGCGCAAGTAGACGGTCTTGTCAAAATGCGTCAAAAGCTCAACGAAAACGCACGAGCCTGTATTGATGCAATGAACAAATACAAGGGCGTAACCAATAACGCTCGGGAACTTGATCAAAAGACGGCAGAGCTGTCTAGACAATATGATTCCGCTAGGCGACGTTTGTCAGCGTATTCTTCGCAGATCAACAGATCCACAAACGTTTCGGACGAGCTGATCAACAAGTACGAACAGCAAGAGCAAAAAGTAGCGGAACTCGGAAGGGCTTTGAAGGCCGCGCAAAAAGACCAGGCGTCTTTTCAACGTGTTGTTGCGTCATCAAAAAAAGAGCTTGATCGCGCAAAAGCAGCAGTAGATAAGCAACGAACGGCGGTGCGTGAGCTTGACTCTTCTTTGGGGACGGCCGGACAAACTCTGCAACAGCTTACTCGTCGCCAAAACGAACTGGCTCGAGCTGCCGATAAAGCTCGTGTTGCTCAGGAACGGTTGGCAAAAGCTAATGCGTTGCAGAGTCGCTTGAAAGACGGAGGCATGAACAGTCAGGGTGTGCTTCTCAATATGGCTGCCAAGGGAGGAGCTACATTGGGGATGCCTATTAACGAGGCAATGAAGTTGGAAGATGCGATGGCAGATATTGCTAAGGTAGCCAACTTTGATAATCCTGATGGCCTCAAAAATCTGCAGAAACAGTTGCAGAAGATGAGTCTTCGTATTCCTCTCGCTGCAGACGGCCTCGCTCAGATTGCAGCGGCGGCAGCACAGTCTGGCATTGCTTCGAAAGATTTGGCCGGATTTACCGAGCAGGCAGCAATGATGGCTGTGGCATTCGGTATTTCGGCAGATGAAGCCGGCAACATGATGGCAAAGTGGAAGAGCGGTATGGGGCTCACGAATGAAGAGACCTATCGTCTGGCTGATGCCGTCAACTACCTGTCGAATAACAACGCGGCGTTGGCTTCAGAGATCGGGGATACCATCAAACGTTATGGTGCTCTTGGTAAGGTCGCGGGGTTGACTGCAGAACAAACAGCGGCTCTTTCTGCGTCTGTCATCGGTGCAGGGGCGACCTCTGAAACTGCGGCAACTGGCATTAAGGCCATGATGCGTGCGATGGGGAGCGGTGGATCGATGTCCGATGTTCAGGCTGCCGCCTTCAAAAACGTAGGGATTGATCCAAAACAGTTGCAGAAAAATCTTCAGAAGGATGCACCACAGGCCATCATGAGTACTTTGGAGGCGATTCAGAAGAAGATTCCAAAGGAGAAGTGGAACCAGTACCTCAACGCCATGTTCGGCGACGAAGCGGCGGTTGCTATTGGTCCAATGATGCAGAACCTTTATGGGCTCAGAGTGAATTTTGAGCGTGTATCTGACCCTGCGAAATATGCGGGATCGATGTTGGGAGAGTTCAAGGCAAGAGCGGCAACTACATCCAACGCTCTGGTTCTTGCTGGCAATACCGTGAAGTATTTCGCCCAGGCTGTCGGTGCTCCGCTGCTTGATCCTTTGAAGGAGGGAGCAACAGAGTTCGTCAAGTGGGGCGAAAAAATCGGCGATTGGGTGAGCAACAACAAAGAGCTTGTCATGAGCATGATGAAAGTTGCAGGTGCCGTTGTTGGTAGCATTGCTGGCTTTCATGTATTGCGTATGGCACTGGCCTTTACGGTGAGTCCGATGATTTCGCTCTACAAAGGCTTTCTGAATATAAAGAAGGCTGTCGATTGGGTGAGAAATAGCACGATGCTTGCGTCGATTGCGACGAAGATTTGGGCTGGTATTTGCAAGGTGACTACAACAACAGTCAGTCTTCTCAAGGGGGCGTATCGTTTGATGGGGACGGCGCTCAAGGGCATAGGGTGGGGTGTCAGCCAAGGGCTGATGCTCGCATGGAGAGCGGCGTGTATTCTGACGAACGGTGCACTCACGGCGCTCAGGATTGGCGCGAAACTCCTCGGAAGCGCTTTGAAGTTCATGTTTACGAATCCGATTGGGTTGGCGATCTTGGCCGTAACGGCGCTCGTTGCTGCCGGTGTCGCGCTTTACAAAAACTGGGACATTGTGAAGGCAAAAATGAGCGAACTTTGGGGGAAGTTCTCCGAGTTTGTTGGGAATGTACAAGGGAAGTTTGTCAGCGCATGGTCTTCAGCATGGGGGAAAGTCAAGAGCGTATTTTCTGGTGTGTTCGATAGCTTGCTCGGCATCGCAAAGAGTCCGATCAACAAAATTATCGGTTTGGTAAACAGTGCTATCGGTTCCATCAACGGCATCTCTGTGAAGATTCCGGATTGGGTGCCGAAGTACGGTGGTTCGACGTTTGGTGTCAATCTCCCAAAGGTTCCTCAGCTTGCTGAGGGCGGGATTGCGACGCGCTCGACGCTTGCGAACATCGGCGAAGGCGGAGAGCCCGAAGCAGTCATTCCTCTTTCAAAGCTTTCAACCATGCTCGATACGAGAGGTGGTGGTCGGGGAGACACTATTGTGTTTTCGCCAGTGATCAACATCTCTGGGTCTTCGAGTGATCCATACGCTGATGTGAAGCGAGGGATCGATGAAGGACTGAATGATTTTGAAAAGAGGTACCTTCGAATGAAGGCGCAGCAACATCGGCTGTCGTATGCGTAAGGAGGCGTAATGGTGAGGACATACGAGACCCGCGCGATGGACACCTGGGACATCATCGCTAAACGAGTCTATGGCTCCGAGGCGTTGATGGACCAGTTGATCCGCGCAAATCTACAGCACCGGAAGACGGTGTTCTTCAGTGCCGGCGTCGTGCTCAATGTGCCGGACATTGACACTGACTCGGCGGAGTTTGCTGAGAATCTGCCGCCGTGGAAGCGTAAGGAGGGGACGCGATGAGTGGACCTATTCAGACCTATCTGAGGCTCCTCTTCACCGAAGCCGGCACTTCGGTGACGCAGGACATACTGCCTGATCTCCTTTCCTTTTCATACGACGACAAGGAAACGAATGAGGCGGACGAAATCAGCCTCACGCTCAAAGACCCGACGGGGAAGTGGGCGAGTAAGTGGAAGCCGGACGGCGGCGAAGTTGTCCGAGCTTACGTCGCATCAGGGACGGTTGACGGGAAGAAGGGGCGTGAACTGTTCTGTGGAAAGTTCTTCGTCGATTCACTCCGGACCAGTGGATCTCCTCGTGTTTTCGAGATGCGTGCAGTCTCGATTCCTCTCAACACTCCGATCCGTCGAAAGATGGTGACAAAGGCTTGGGAGAAAAAGACGCTCAAGGGCATTGCTCAGGAGATTGCGACTGCCGCGAAAGTCAAGCTCCTATTCGATTCTCAGGACAACCCGAGCTACGACCGCCAAGACCAGAAGGCCGAAAGCAACCTTAGGTTCCTCTCGCGCTTATGTGAAGACGCCGGGCTTTCGATCAAGGTGACGGACTCGCAGATTGTGATCTTCGACCAGGCTTTCTATGAAAAGAAGAAGCCGGTCAAAACACTCAAGCTTGGTGTTTCGGACATCCTTTCGTGGGACTTCGAGTCACAGCAATCGGAGACGTACAAAACTTGTACGGTGTCTTGGCGCGATCCGAAGAAGAAGCAGAAAGGCTCTTCTGGTGGTTACAACATGGACCTTGAAAAGGGCGACGGTGGGGATGATCCTGAGTATGACATGGACCTTCAGAAGGTTAAGAAGAAGGTCAACGTTGCGGTCAATACCTACACATACACGGACCCGGATGTGGAGGATAACGGTCAGGAGTATCAGGTCAAAAAGCGCGCCGCATCTCTGGACGAAGCCAAACGCATCGCCAAAGCCACATTGAGGAAACTCAACCTTCGCAGCGTAACGGGAAGTCTTTCACTGGTTGGTGACACATCGCTTGTGGCAGGTGTCGTTGTTGAGCTCAAAGGGTTCGGCAGCTTTGATGGTCGGTTCTACATCGAGTCGGCCTCGCACTCTGTTTCAACGAGCGGCTATGTGACAAGTATCTCTGTCCGGCGTGTGAACAGTAACTATTAAGGAGGTGGTCTCATGCCACTGTTTGAACAACAGCCCCTTCCTGATCTGATCAAGATTGGGGAGGTCAGTAGCGTAGACCCTGAAAAATGCACGGCCAGGGTGGTGTTCGATGACGAAGACTCGCTTGTGTCTTACGACCTGCAGATTCTGCAACGTAATACCTACGAGAACCAGGATTATCAGATGGTCCATCCGGGGGAGGACGTTGTTTGCCTTTTCTTGGGACCGGGGCAGGAAGACGGCTTCATTATCGGCTCTCTATATGCCGGGGAGATTAAGCCGCCAGAGGCATCCCTTGACCGGCGAACGGTCGTCTTTAGCGACGACACGCGCGTCTGCTACGACCGTCATGAGCACAAGCTCACGGTGACGATTGAGGGGACGGAGATTGTTTTCAACCGCCAGGACGGCTCCATCACGGTGCCGAACGCCGTGATGATCAATTGCACAACGGCGACGGTCAATGCGTCGTCGAGCGTCACGCTTGACACGCCGAAAACGGACATTACTGGTGTGCTGAATGTAACGGGCCTCATTACCGGGAAGGGCGGCCTTGCCGTCAGCGGTGGTTCTGGCGCGGCAGTGTCCGTTACCGGGGACATGAATCTGCAGGGGCAGGTTGACGCTTCTGGTGACGTTAAGGCAGGCGGCATCAGCCTCATGAACCACGTTCACACTGAACAAGGTGACGGGGCCGACGTGAGCAAGCCGAAATAAGAAAGGAGGGCTTTCCTATGGGCTTGGGTTTCAGCGCAGTTGGCATTTTCGGCAAACTGCCTTTTCTCTGCAGTAGTGCAGTGACATTCACATTCAAGGACCTGTCAGTTTCACGCTCGGTTCGATGGGCGACGCACGAAGTGATAGGCCAGAAACCCGTTCTTGAATACATCGGTCCAGGACTCACAGAGGTCAGCTTCAACATTCAGCTGAACTCGATGCTTGGGACTCCGCCTTTGGCAGCGCTAATTCAGCTCAAGAAAATGCTCGAGAAGAAACAGGCTGAGCGTTTGCTCATCGGCCCAGATTATCTCGGTAAGTTCGTCATCGAATCAATCGGTGAAGAGCGAAAGTATCACAACAACTTCGGCATCTGCGTGTCAGCAGAGGTCAGCATCACCTTGAAGGAGGCGGCATAAATGGCTCAGTACACAGTGACGCTGTCAAGTCAAGTCGACTTCGCGCCGTCGGACGAGGTGCGAGAGATTCTGCAGAACGTGCGGACGATCCTCAGCACGCGTAAGGGCTCCGTTCCTCTGGACCGAGACTTCGGGCTGACGTGGGCGCATATCGACAAACCAATGCCGGTTGCAAAGATGCTGATGCGGTCTGAGGTGATTGACGCGATTGAGGAGTACGAGCCAAGAGCAACGGTCGTGTCTGTCGACTTTGACGAGGACACTGCGAGCGCAATGGACGGCATTTTGAAACCGCGCGTTGTTGTGCAAATCGGAGAGGAGGAATAAGACATGGCTGAAACAATTCCCCGTTGGCACTTGCCGGCGGTTGAATTTTTGGAAACAGATGCCGAGACCATCAAGGCTGAGATCATTACTGGGTACGAGCAAGCGAGCGGACGCACACTCGCGGCGGGGGACCCGGTTCGCCTCTACCTGTTGAGCCTCGCTGCTGTCATCATTCAGCAGCGCACTGCCGTGAATCTGGCGGCACAGCAGAATCTGCTTTCATACGCTCAGGACGGCTATCTCGATGCGCTCGGTACGCTTTTGAGCGTTACGCGTCTTGCCGAAAGTAGGGCCGTTACGACGATCAAATTCACGCTTTCGCAGGCTCTGGCGACGGTCTACACGATCCCTGCTGGAACTGAGGTGACGAACGGGGTTGTGACCTTCGCGACGGACCATGAACTCAATATTGAGAAAGGTAAGCTCGAAGGGAGTGTCACGGCATCCTGCACCGTTGCGGGTACGATCGGCAACGATTACCTTGCCGGGCAGGTCAACACGATCGTCAAGCCGATGACGTTCGTCTCGAAAGCTGAAAACACAACGATCACGACGGGCGGTTCCGAAGCGGAAAGCGACGAGTCTCTTGCAGAGCGCATTCGCCTCGCACCGAACGGCTTCTCTGTTGCAGGTCCTGAGAAGGCGTATGTCTACCATGCGAAGAGCGTGTCGAGCTCCGTGCTAGACGTTTCTGTCACCTCCCCGACACCAGGCGAGGTCGATGTTTACGTTCTGCTCGCGGGCGGTGAATTGCCTTCAAAAGAAACGCTTGAGCAGATCGATGCGTACTTGAGTGATGAAACGCGTCGACCTCTCACGGACTTCGTCCAGGTGCTTGCGCCGAAGGCCGTGAATTATGAGCTTGAGATTCATTACTGGATCAGTCGCGAGGACAGTTCGCGCGCCGAGCAGATCAAATCTGATGTTGAAAAGGCGGTCGAAAAATACCGCGTGTGGCAGCAAGGAAAAATCGGGCGCGACATTCTCCCTGCAAGGCTCATTCAGTACGTCATGCAGGCGGGAGCTTCGCGCATCGACAACCCGACGATGAAGCCAGTTGATTTCCAGAAGCTCGAAAGCGACCAGGTCGCGCAGTGCACGGGCGTGAAGATCGTTTACGAGGGCTACAAGGATGAGTAAGGAGCTCGCGGAGGTAAGGCTGAGCGACTTGCTTCCGGACTCAATTGCTCAAGACGACAACGTCAGGCACAGCGCGACGGCGCTCGACAAGCAGTTGCTCGATATGACGGCGGCGGTTGATCTTCCGTCGATTTACGTCAGCATTGACAAGCTCACGAGCACTCAGCTCGACCATGTCGCCTACGGGTGGGATGCGAGCGTCTGGCGTGATTCGTGGCCCGTTGCTTTGAAGCGCAGCGTCCTGAAAAACGTTGTGCGTGAAAAGCGAAAGAAAGGCACGCTTCGTGCTGTCAAGGATGCGGTTTCTTCGATTGGATCGGCTGCGACCATTAAAGAGTGGTGGCAGATGGAGCCGAAGGGAACTCCGCACACTTTCGAGATTCAGGCGACGCTTGGAAACATCGACGGCACGCTTGATGCCGAAATGCAGGAGGACCTTTTCGCGCTCGTCGACGACGCGAAACCGGTCCGTTCGCACTACACATTCGTACTCGTTCGTCAGCTGGATGGCGGGCTCGGGATCGACGGCTATCTGCGCCCGGTAGCTTACGCGCGGATTCGAAGTGAAGAGATTGTGAGCAAGGACATCGAGGCGTCCGCCGGCTTCTTCGTCGGTGTGCGGCCTATCGCGATGCGCTCGCTTGTCGGGCTCGCAAAATAAGGAGGGACTCTCATGGACATCGTTTTGACGACGGCAGGTATTCAGGCCGTCATCAATGCACAAGAGACCGGTACGAACGCCGTCACGATTTCGGGAATCGGCGTCGGCACCGGCAAATACACAGCAACCAAAGAGCAGACACAGCTACAAGCTCAAGTCAAGCGCATGCCGATCCTAGAAGGTGGGCAAGCAGGCGACAATGCGATTCACGTCGCGTGCAAGGATGACGGCCCGGGCTCGTATGAAGTGTGCGAGTTCGGGCTTTTCCTTTCTGATGGGACGCTTTTTGCGGTCTATTCGCAGAGCACGCCGATCATTGCAAAGCAGGAGTCAAGCAATCTGCTCCTTGCCATCGACATGAAGCTCGAAGGCGTCAGCGCAGGGAACATCGCTTTCGGCGACGTGTCTTTCTCTTTCACTGCTGCAACAACTGCGAATGCGGGGATTGTTGAGCTTGCTACTGACGAAGAAACGCAGGCAGGAGCCGATGCGCAGCGAGCTGTGACGCCCGCTGGTCTGAGGAGCTTGACTTCTACCGCAGAACGTGCGGGTCTCATCCGCACAGCAACGGAAGCCGAAGCGAAGGCAGGAACGGAAGGCGCTGCGGCTCTCACGCCTGCGACCCTGAAAGGCGCTGCGGCTTCTGAAGCAGAGACGATTGAAGGCAAGTCGGACGCTCACTTTGTGACGCCTCTCGGTCTTCGAGGCTTGAAAGCTACGACCGGACGAAACGGGCTTGTCGAACTGGCGACAGAGGCTGAGGCAAAGGCAGGGACGGACAAAGAACGCGCCGTTACTCCTGCGGGCTTAAAGGCTGTCGTCGATGAGGCGACACCGGACGCAAGCGAAGCAGCCAGGGGGATGATTCAGATCGCCTCTACGGTTGAAGCTACAGCTGGAACAGACGCTCTGAAGGCAATGACGCCTGCGACTGGAAAGGCTGCACTCGATGCGCGAATTGCGACAGTTGAGGAAGCGAAAGTTGGCACGTCGACGACGAAGCTCATCACGCCTGCAACGCTGAAAGCCGTTGTGGATGCAGCGGTGGCGGCTGCTCTTGCGAAACAAGGAGGTGCCGAATAATGGCCAACACAATTCTGATTACTGACGCCGGTCTTGCCGAAGTTGTTGAGGCAGAGCAGGGAGGATTCGCGCCCATCGTCATTACTGAGGTGGGCTACGGCACGGGGCAATACACGCCGACTGGCGACATGACGGCTCTGAAGGAAGAGTTCAAGCGTCTGACGACCATCGCAGGCGGTGCGGTTGGAGACAACGTCATCCACCTTGCAGCCCGCGATGATTCGGCCGAGGCCTACACGGTCTACGAGGTCGGACTTTACACGGCAAGTGGAACGCTCTTCGCTGTTTGTTCGCAGACGGTTCCGATCATCCAGAAGGCTTCGCAGTCGCAGGCTCTGCTCGCGATTGACCTTGCTGTGACGGACTTCTCTGCGGATTCAATCGCGTTCGGAGATACGAACTTCCTGAATCCGCCGGCGACGACCACGACTCTCGGTGTCGTTGAACTTGCGACGAATGAAGAAACGATCGCGGGAACAGATGGAACGCGTGCTGTCACGCCGAAGAGCCTGAGCGCACGAACATCGACGGAAAGCCGCACCGGTTTGATCCGCATCGCGGTGCCTGCGGAAGTGCTTGCTGGCAAGGACAACACAAAGGCAGTGACGCCGTTTGGCTTGCTTTCTGCCTTCTTGAAGAATCACGGCGACAGCGGCTTTCAGAAGTTGCCGAACGGTTTGATCGTGCAGTGGGGAAAAGCCTCGATTGCATCCGATGGCTCGACCGTTGTTGCCTTCCCAGTTGCTTTCCCGACGAGCGCTGTTTTCGCGAACGCGACGCCTACTGGTGAGGTTGCTGCGGACTTCGTTGCCACTGGTTTGACGAAAGGGAACACGACCTTCAAGCACAACGCAAACGGAAAGGTCCAGGCGCTCTGGATGGCGCTCGGATTCTGAAAGGAGAGGACAGGATGGCTTACTACTACAGCGCGTCTCAACGCGCTTTTTACTGCACGGAGATTGTGTCTGTGGACGTTATGCCCGCCGACAAGGTGGCAGTCGCGGACGAGGCATACAAGAGCCTCATGGCCGCCCAGAATGCGGGGAAGTTGATCCGTCCGGGTGCGGGCGGAGCTCCTGAAGCCGTCGACCAGACGGGCGCTGCCGCAACTGGCATCGTCCACGAACTGACGGCTGCAACTGCTGACAAGCTGGGCCACATCAAGATCGGCAAGAACGTCGATGTTGCAGCAGACGGAACGATCTCGGTCAATCTCTCGAAGGACGTTGGCGATCAAAGGGATCGTACTCCTGAAAAGCCTGACTATGGCTTGAGTTGAAGGAGGTGAGGGAATGGCTGCTGTTCACAACTTTTCTCTCGATCAAGGTTCGGACAAGGTTGTCTATTTCGTCTTGCGAGATAAGAGTGGACCGATTGATTTGAGTGGGTACTCGGCTGCCATGCAGGTGCGCCGGTACGCATTCAGCGAGGCGGCTATTGATACGCTGACAACGTGTAATGGTCGCCTTCTTATTGATGGGCCTGCCGGGAAAATCACAGCGAAGTTCAATCACGCAAACACCGAGCAATATCCAGGCGATACGGTGCTTTATGACATTGAGCTTGAGTCCCCGGACGGTGCAATCACAAGGATTCTCGAAGGGAAAATCAAAGTTTCTCCGGAGGTGACCCGTGTCAGATGCAAGCCTAAGACGTGAAAAGTTTCGCAGAAAAATTGCTTTAACTGAAGAAATCTATATCGAAGGTCAATGTAGCGATATTGCCCCAAAGATTGTCACAGTAGAGGTTCCAGGAATTCAGGGACCTCCGGGCAAGGATGGGGCAGACGGAAAACCTGGAGAGCCCGGTAAACCGGGCGAAGGGGCTCGCGTCGAAAGCATTGAGAACTCTTTCATTGACAATCTTTTTTAAATCGTAAAGGGAGTGAGAAAAATGAGTAATTTGAACGCTTTTTTGGATAAGCAAGGGTTAACTCATTACGACAGCAAATTGAAAACGGTCGTTGCCGGGCAGATGACAATCGAGGGGCGCACGATCACGCTGAAGAGCGTCTCTGGTGCAACTCTCGCAACGGTGACGATGCCGCAGACGATCTATGAGCTTGCAACGGCTCAGAAAGACGGTCTGATGAGCAAGGAAGACTTCGCCAAGTTGCAAGGTATTGCGGCTCAGGCTACGAAGGTCGAAAACTCTGAAACGAACGGGAACATCCAGATCAATGACGTGGAGACGCCCGTTTATGTCCATCCGACCGTGACGGCAGGCGCTCTTGCGGCGGGTCTCTACAAAATCACGACCGACGGTAACGGGCACGTCACTCTAGGGACGAAGGTCGTCAAGGGTGACATTACGGCTCTTGGTATCCCGGCGCAGAACACGACGTATGGTCCGGCCACGGCTGATGCTGCGGGTCTGATGTCTGCTGCCGACTTCACAAAACTGCAAGGAGTCGCTGTGGGAGCTCAGGTCAACGTACTCGAAAAAGTGAGCGTCAACGGCGGTGCTCTGCCGGTCAGTTCGAAGGGCGTCAATATTGATCTCACGCCGTACGCGCTGAAAACGGACATTGCGAGCGCTGTGAACTACAAGGGTTCCGTCGAAAACTATGCGGCGTTGCCGACCAAGGACGTGAAGGCCGGCGATATGTACAACGTCGAGACTGCCGATCCTGCTCATCAGATCGACGCCGGGATGAATGTCGTTTGGAATGGCGCGAGTTGGGACCCGATGGCTCCGATGATCACGATGACTGGCATTACGAACGAAGAGATCGACGCCCTCTTTGCATAAGGGGGCATTCCGATGGCTAACTCTTTTCTTGATTTGATAGGGCTGGCTCACTTCAAAGAGAAGCAGAGTCAGCAAATTAGCAAAGAGTTCGCAAAGAAGTCCGAGGTCGTCACAAAGGCTGAGGCTTCGGACTTCGCGAAACACAAGACGTGCAGCGCGATTCGAGATCGCTCTACGTCAAAGCCTGACTACGGGCTGAATACAAAGGAGGGGGCTAAATAATGGCTCTGAAAGAACAGGACATCGTCTTTACGACGACGGATGAGGCGGGTAACCCCGTCATTCAGTTTCCGATTACGCGCGTCGAAAATGTCGAAGACGCCGTGCGTACTGTGAACAAGAAGAAGCCTGACAGCAATGGCGACATTCAGATCGATGTCGACATGAGTCATCTGGCGACAAAAGATGAGCTGACGAAGGGCTTGGCGAATAAGCGAGATCACACGATCCAGATCGCCAACGCGGACCTGAACACGCTGCTTGAGGACAAAACATGGGCCTGCAGTGGGACGCTGAAAAATTCACCGATCGCTTGCACCTTCTGCATCGTGCAGGCTTATGACACGGGTGCTCCTGTCAGCGGGAACATCGTGCAGGTCTGCTACGTCCCGAACCTAACCGACAACACGGTCCGCACCTTCTGGCGCAACTGCAATAATGGGGTGACCTTCGGAAAGTGGAGCGAGTCTGGCGCGGTGAAGACGGTGAATAGCATCGCGCCTGACGCATCCGGCGAAGTGACGCTTCCGAACGCTACGACGAGCAAGGCCGGTCTCGTGCGCCTTGCTGCTGAAGAGGACGTTTTGAATGAAGCTCCCCAGACGGCGGTCTGCACTCAGCTGATCTACGAAATCAACGAGTTCAGACGCAAGTCAACGGCGTACCAAGTCGGCGACAAGGTGGACTGCGCCTTCCAGTACGAGCGCTTCCTCGAATGCACGAAGGCGGGGAAGACGAGCGCGGAGCTGCTTGATACGCGAAATGTCACGCATGGTCATGTCATTGCGGACGGCATGGTTGAATGGACCGTTCGTACTCATGTTCGAAGCGTGAATGGGAACGTCGCCGGCGCGGACGGTAATGTTCTGGTTGATGTTGGGGTGAAGACGGTCAACGGGAATCGGCCGGACGGAAGCGGGAATGTTTCCATTCAGGCTGGTATTGAATTAGTGAGGTGGTAACGGTGTATATCGTGAAAGATAAGACGCTAGGCGACTGCGTTTTCGCGAACGGCTTTACTCGAAAATATTTTAAGACGATTACCGTTAGCGGCGAACGCGAGTGGGAAAACCCCGCGATTTCAGAATTGGGAACGATCGGGGGCAGTACGTTCGCCTGTGCTGCTACTGGAGACAGAGGCGATAACGGAATAAATGTGGCGTTTGATAAAAACCAAAGCACATCATATTTCAACCGTTGCGGAAGCGGCGCAGGTATAGACTATCTGACTATTACAATGTATAACCCTGTTGCAATTAGGGTTAGGTCGATAGAAATCGTTCCGGCTTACTACAGCTTAAACAAAGGCATCCTCCAATATTCCGACAACGGGAGCACGTGGACTGACATTAAAGCCGTTACAAAAGGGCAAAACGATGTTCCCGATGTTGGTTTGCACAAATATTGGAAGATCAGAGCTATAGAAGGCGTCTACAGTGGGGGCTTTAGAAACGTGCAGGTCTCCGAAATCTACCTCCGAGGATTTGAGCCTTACACCTATCAAAAAGAGGTAGAGGCAACGGCGGATGACTATGACCGTTACGAAGACCATTTAAACATTTTGCGAGGTGAAATAAAATGAGCGTGAAGAAAATTCACCTATTCCCGTCAGAGGAAAGCTACGTGGCCAATAGTGGTAGCGTTGAGGCTGATGATGTGGCTTTGGTGCCGTTAGTGCTGGCACCTGTCGCGAAGTCGGGGAGCTTTAACGATTTGAACAACCGTCCGCAAGCCTACATCACGGAAGCTTGGCGAAGTGGGACAGCTTGGCATCGAGTTTGGTCTAATGGGTGGATTGAGCAAGGGGGGCACGGGACTGGTAGTAGTTGTACTTTTAGTAAATCGTTCTCGAATAAAAATTATTCCTTTGTGGTAAACGCTTCAAACGATTACACGTCACATCCCGATTATCTGGCTGCGTATGAAAAAAGGGGAAGTAGAACGACTTCCAGTACTGGTATTACGACGTATTCAGGTGGCGCTGATGGCTGGGATTGGTACGCATGCGGAAATTAATAGAAGGAGCAATGAACATGGGCTTTGAAATTGGACAAATCTTTGATGGCGAATATCCGCCCGAGTGCGCCGTTTGGTGCAATAGGCACGGCGACCGATGGATCAAAGAAATTGAACCGCTCGAAGGCGTGCGTCGTTTTCAGATCGTAAAGTCGCCGGAGCCGACGCCCGAAGAAATCGCCGCGCAGGAACTTGAACAGGCAAAGATCGAACGCGCGGCGGCTGTGGCGGCAATCAAAGTCGAGGTCGACGGCATGATCTTCGACGGAGATGAGGAATCTCAGCAACGCCTCACGCGAGCGATCCAGGTCGCAGAGATCACGGGCATGGAGTCGACGCAGTGGGTGCTTGCTGACAACACCGTCGCTACGATCACGGTCGAGCAGGCAAAGCAGGCGCTCGCAAAAGCAATGCTCGCTATGGGCGAACTGTGGACGAAGCCTTATGAGCTGAGATCGTGAGCACGCCAACATGGCCGCGAGTACTAATGGCTTATTTCCAGGAGCCTCTGTAATGATGTATGACCCGAGTGTTCTCTGTGATGGTTTGGGGCACAAACAAATCTCGAGGCAGGATCACTGTGCCATCCGATAGCGTTAATCGCTTTCCGTTCAGCCGTGATCCATAAATGATTCTTGTTAATTTGGATATGAAGCGCACGTTGGCCGTAAGTCGATATGCTGACCTCAAGCGAATGAATTTGTAGAAATCAAGAAGCGTCCCGATATATGGGTGATTTGGTTTTGCTCCAAATGTGCTTATGGAAATTTGGCATGGCGCTTCGTAGCTTGCAAAGCAATCCAAGGATAAAAGGTCATCAAAAGCATCCGGCCTAATGACCTCGTTATTCGTGTCCATGTAAAGGCCGCCGTACTTGTAAACGGCATGCAGTCTTGCAACATCGGAAACGAAAGCGTAGATGCCCTTGTTATATGCGTCTACGGCATAGGGGTAAGATTCAATAGGAAAATTGTTTTCATCCCACCTAACGATTTCATAATCTGGTAAGAGACGACGCCACGTATCGATGTTTTTTTGTCGATGCTCAGGGATTCGACCTCCACCAAACCAAGCAAAATGAATGGTTTTTGGGATTTGCCTTGATGGGATGTAATCTCGTTTTATAGGGCTGAATTTTCGACGTAGGAAAAATTCAGCCAAGTCCAAGTGAAGGAAACTGTTAACGATGAAATTCGGCGTAGGGGGGGGGGTAACATCTTGAAACACTTTTGATTTGGCTACAAAACAGCTCACGGCCGTCGAAACCATGAGCGGGATTCATATCCGTAACTTTATCACACCGCCTTCTGGCGGTTTTTTTATATGTGGAATTTTATTGTCAAGGCGCTGAAAGATGCGCTAAAGGAAAAGGTGACTGAAATGACAAAGCGAGAAGTGAAGGAGCTGCTCGACAAGCTCGGCGTCAAGGTCGAGGAAGTGACGGACGAGATCGTCGCCAAGGTGCAGGCTCAGAAGGCGCTGCTCGATGCTGAGACGCGACGCAAGACGCGCCTCTTCTGGGGACCTGTCGGCTTCATTGCCGGGGTTCTCGCTTCGTGGCTATACAGCGTCCTCTTCTGAGGATAGATGCAACGAGCTGTGAGAATCGGCGCGATGTGACTAAGGGCATGCTACTGTGTGCTCATGGCCGGGGGACTGTCCCTCGGCCTTTTTTATAAGGAAAGCCATTGTTTTATTACGGCTTCATTAACGACCAGAGCATTTGCACAGGCACGTACGGTTTCCCGACAGAGGTGACCATTCCTAACTACATCTACATCGGAACGACTGACGACAAGACCGTCATCGGTAAGAAGTGGACGGGCAACGGCTGGGTTGAAGTGATCTACTTCTTCTACGCTCAGCTCAACGAAAAGGACCTCTGTATCGGCGTGCAGGAGTATCCGACCGAGGTGATCGATGCGCGTTTGATTCGAATCGAAACGCTCGACGAATCTCTCATCGGCTTCTGGTACGACCGTTCGGATTCGACTTTCAAGCCGGCTCCGATCCGCGTGCTCGCAGATCACTCCACCGACGTTGTGAACTATCGCGACGAAGACCGTTGGCTTTCGGACGTGCTTGACGAAAAGGCAAACAGCCTCACGATCTACAGCAAGACCGAAGCGGACGCTCGCTTTGCCCTCAAGGGCGAAGGCGGCTCTGGTGGAACCCCGGGCGCTGACGGCGCTGATGGTTTGAGCGCTTACGAGGTGGCTGTCGCCAACGGCTTCATTGGTAGCGAGGTTGAATGGCTCGAGAGCCTTGTGGGTGAACCTGGCCTGCCTGGCAAGGACGGCGTTGATGGCAAGGACGGCATCGACGGTGCTCGCGGTGAGCAGGGCCTCCCGGGCAAGGATGGTCTTCCCGGCGCTGAAGGTGCGCCCGGTAAGGACGGCGCTCCTGGTAAGGATGGACTTCCTGGTCGAGATGGCGAACGCGGTCCGCAGGGCTATCCGGGTGCCGATGGTCGCGATGGAACGAATGGCCGAGATGGTCAGGACGGCCAGGATTTCGGTGGTTCTGTAGCTTCTGACGTTATTCGCCTCAACGGGACTCAGGCGCTCTTCAAAACGTCGTCCATGATGACGCTCGCGACGAACAGCCTTGAGACGATGATTGCCGGTTCGAAAATCTACTCGAAGACGGCCATCAGCGTTTCGTCGGACGTTCGACTCAAGGAAGGAATTGCGAAGGTCGATGCCGATCGAGCGATTGCGTTCATTCGCAAGCTCCCAGTTGTCACCTATTCCTACCTCGGCGAGGAAGACGGTCAGAAGCACATGGGGCTCATCGCGCAGCAGGTCCAGAATGCGGACCCGCAGATTGCGAAGCTCTTTGTCAGCAAGTCGTCTGAGGGCTATCTGGCGGTGGACTATGCTTCGCTCGTTTGTCCGTTGATCCTCGCGGTTCAGCGACTTTCGGAAGAGGTTGAGCGACTTAAAAGATAAGGCTTAAAGCTCCATAACAGGGGGACGGGAAACCGTCCCCTTTTTTTACGCCTGTAGTGATGGCAGGCGTGTCAGGGCTAGGGATTTTGACGGTCGTTGAATATGGTGAAGGGGAGAACAAACAAGGAGGTGATTTATGGAGAGAGGGTTTGTGCAGACGTTCATCGACTACATGTCGTTGCTCGTACCTGCTAAAGGGGAGGCGTATTTGATGCTCGCTTCAGGGGCTGTCGGAAGCGCACTGGCTTGGGCGCTAGGAGGTATTGACCTGCAGTTGCAGTGGCTGTTGATGTTCGTCGCCGTGGACTACGTGACGGGGACCATCGCTGCAGGAAAGACCGGCGAGTGGAACAGCCGTGTCGGCTTTCGAGGGCTTTTCAAAAAGGTTTTCATTTTCGTCGTCGTGATGCTTTCGCATGGGCTTGACGTAATCGCAGGCACAGACATGCTGCGCAACGCGGCTATTGCGGCTTACGCCGTTAATGAACTCGGCAGCACGCTTGAGAATCTTGACCGCCTTGGCTTTGGCGGCATGATCCCAGGCTTTCTGCATCGAGCGATTAAGGAAATTAAGAGTAGGGAGGTTGTCAAGAAATGAGTAAGAAACTGACTATCGTGCTGGACCCGGGGCACGGAGGTACTGATCCGGGGGCTGTGAATGGTCGCTACAAAGAGGCTGAAGCGGCCTTGGGTATCGCAAACAAAATTGCGGACAAACTAAAGGCGAAAGGGCATCGCGTCGTGCTCACTCGAACGAAGGATCAGGCGCTTCTGCTTCAACAGCGATGCGACATTTCGAACGCTGCCAAGTCGGACGCGTTCATTTCGATCCACTGCAATAGCGCCGAGAACAAGGACGCAAGCGGAATCGAGACTTTCAAATATCCGGGTGTTGGAGGCGTGACGAAACGCCTTGCCGAAAACATCCAGAACGGTCTGGCTTCAAGCTTTCCTGAAGAAAAAGACCGAGGTGTCAAGGAGGCGAAGTACTACGTGCTGAAGCACACGAACGCACCGGCCGCACTCGTGGAGGTCGGGTTCATCTCGCATGACGAGACAGCCGAGAAACTGTTCCGCTTCAGCTACCAAGACAAGCTCGCGAGAGTGATCGCCGAAGGTATCGAAAAAACTTTTTCTTGAACGGGATATCAAAAATTCTTGTTCGCTATTAGGGTTTACGATATACTGATTAGGCATGTACAAGCTCAGACAGAAAGTGACGCGTAAGTATCACGAAGTCTCGGAAACGCCGTCACACCGGGCTTTGTCCGCCCAATCAAGTTACTGTTGTAGTAAATTCTGTAGCGTCCTACAAGACACGAGAAAAGCCCCTGAAACCTACTTGCGGCGCGGTTTCTGGGGCTTTTTAACTTTCAGAGAATTACGGGGAAGCGCCCTGTTTTAAAGTGCGTAAGTGACACGTAAGTTACACGACACGCCTAGAAAAAAGCCTTTCGGCTTGACTTTCCCAGTTCACTGAATTGTCACACTATGTTCACTTGCAATTTGTCGATTGCTTCAATCAGGTCGTTGATGTCCTTGTGCGTGTAGTGCTCTGTGACGTTCGAATTCGAGTGGCCGACGATCCTTTTCAGGACCACTGAGTTCGACGATACGCCGCAAGAATCCATCAGAGAGACGAACGTATGTCGGAGCGCATGAGGCGTGTGCGAGACGCCCAGGCTCTCCATATACGGGTCGAAAAAGTGCTTCTTGTACTGGTCGTACTTAATAGGCTTGCCGTTCGCGTTTTCGATCAGGTGCTCGCCATCGAGGCGCTTTGACAGGATTGGTGCAAGCTCTCGGTGGATCGGCACGATCCGGTCTGCGTTTTCGGTCTTTGTCCCGCGCACGTGGATGATGCGCTGCGCAAGGTCCACGTCTTCAGTCTTGACCCCGAGGAGCTCTCCTATCCGCATGCCGGTGTAAAGCATGATGAGCACCGTGTCCGCAAGCCGCAGCTCGGCGTAGGACTTTTTGCCGGTCGGGAATTGCACCGCGAAGTCTTGCGAGCCAAATACAATGCCGAGCTCCTCTGCCGTGAAGAACTTTTCCTTCGCGGCTTTTTTCTTTTTGGGCGGTGTGATCACCAGGAACTGTGAGTAGTCTTTCGTGACGACGTCGTTCTCTATGCAGTACTTGAACGCGTTCTTGAAGATCGATTTCACCTTGCCCTGGCTCTCCTCCGACATGTGATTCATGCCATCGAGGATGTCCTGCATGTGGACTTTCTTGATGTCGGCCATCTGCATGTCGTAGAGCGGTGCGCAGCGCTTGTAAGCTGACCTTAGCCCTGCAGCGCTGCTCGGGTACTTCTTGAAGTGCGGCGGCGTCCAGATGTCCCAGACCTCAGCAAAGGTGAGCGTCTTTCTTGTGAGGTCGATCGGGTTCTGGTGATACTCGGCCAAAGCGATCATCGCTTCTTTTCGGCTTGCGTAATAACCAAGTGTGGACGTGAGCTGCTTTGCCTTTCCCGTCTCTTCGTTGATCTCCCATCCGGTCGTGATGCGTACCCAGAAGGGGCGGCGACGGTTCCCGGAAAGCTTTGTGATGCCGCCCATGCCGTTCGCGTTACGCATCGCCTCCACGCCCTTTCTCTTGATACTCCCTCAAGAAATTCTCCATTCCAATGCGCTCGGTTTTCGATAGCTGCTTGAGGAAATCCGTCTGAACTGGCAGGCCTATCAGCAACGCAGGATTCACTCTCAGTTCGACGGCCATATCCCTGAGGATGTTTCGCTTGATGTTCGTGACCTTTCCGCTTTCCCATTTTTGGACCGCAGCGGCCTGCACGCCAAGTCGCTCACCGAGTTCTGCCTGCGTCAGATTTCGAAGCATCCTCGCGCGTTTGATGATGTAGCCTATTTCTTTGTCGGATAAATACTCCATTAAACCCTCTCCCTTTGTTGTATAAATATCCAATTTGGATATATATCTAATTTAGATCATTTAATTTATCAAAGCAAGAGGAATGATTAACTTCCAAAAATTCACTATTGAACTCAATTGTCTGATTTCGTACTATTTTTTTGAAAGGCAGTGAGAGGCACCGTGCGATCGTGCGCGATTTTTTTTAACCGCAACTGTCTAAAAAAGATGAAAAAGGAGATGTTTTCCATTGAGAAACCTAACGGTGAACGATGTCGCTAAGGCGCTCAATAAGTCGCCCCAGTACATCCGAATCTGTCTGCAAAAGGGATTGCTTCCGTTTGGAACGGCTGCAAAGATGCCGGGGAGCAATCAGTGGTCTTATTGTATCTTCCCAAAGAAGTTCAAGGAATACGTTGGCGATGAAGCCGTTTGAGAGAGCTGCGTTGAAGAGGGCACGCAGGGAAGCGGGGTTCACGCAGGCGGAGCTGGCCGCGCTTGTCGGATGCGGACAGCAAACAGTCTCAAAACATGAGAGCGGTGCCGCGACACCGGCGCACTTCAAGACGTTGCGAGCGTATGAGGAAGTGCTCGGCGTTCCGGCTTGCGAGCTCTTTCCTGACGTTTTCGGGGCGGAGGAATGAAAAAGGCCCCGCCGTGACAGTTCGGCGAGGCTATCGAATGAAATGAGGGGAGGAATTCGCTATCTCTAGTATGACATCCCCCGAAGAAAAAGCAATAAGCCCAAACATGTCGGGCGTAAAGCACCATTTCAGCGTGTCGGTTGCCGTCGAGGTCGGCGTCAACGCAGCCGTCGTTTTGGAGAACATCGCGTTCTGGGTCCGAGCGAACAGGAAAGCAGGTCGTCACAAGCACGATGGCAAGCACTGGACCTATGGCAGCACGCGTCACTTTGCCGAGCTCTTCGACTATCTGAGCGAGAAGCAGGTGAGGGGCGCTCTGGATAAGTTGATAACCTGTGGATACGTGGAAACAGGGAACTTCAACCGATCGGCATATGACCGGACCAGGTGGTTCACTCTGACCGAAAAAGGCGAGCGCGCGACCCAGGAGCGGCAGTCCGAAAAGCCGACAAAGGCGAAAGGTGCAGCCGGCAATGGGCGACCTATACCAGATAAAAACAAGAAATCGAAAACGGGATATATGACAGACGCAACGCCCGGGGACTACCGCCGGGACCCGTTTGACTTTTGAGGGAAGGAATGAGAATGAATGGCTTTGAGGGAAGTCGATCTTTCGCACATTCGCAACGGGCGCACGAAGCCCGCAATCTGCACCAAGCATGGTGCATTTACAGACACGGGAGTAATGATCCGCGACCGGATCATCTGGATGGGCTGTGCGCAGTGTTCGCTTGAAGCCCGCGACCGTGAGAACGCCAGACTGGCGAAAGAGGCTACAAAGCGCAGCGAGGCGGTGAAGGCTTGTCGCATCATCGGTGACGCGGCCATACCGGCTCGATACAGAGGCCGAACGCTTGACGGCTACGTCGTATCGAACGAAGGGCAGCGTGCCGCTCTAGAGGCGTCACAGGAGTTCTTGCAAACCATAACGCAGGCTGATGACAGCGGGGCGCACATGCTTTTCTACGGCACGTCCGGGACAGGCAAGACGCACCTTGCTGTCGGGATCGCGCAGGCATTGATCGAGCACGGAGGCTCGGCGCTCTACACGAGGGCGTCACGCATCGCCCAGAGAATCAAGGAGACTTATGGACGCCAGTCCGATCGGACAGAGCGTGAGGTGTACGAGTCCTTTGCTACGCCTGACCTTCTTGTCATAGATGAAGTCGGCAGGCAGTTCGGGACCGATGCCGAGAAGCTGATGCTTTTCGAGGTGATCAACTCACGCTACGAGGCGCTGAAGGCGACGATCGTCATCAGCAATCTCTCCGGTGAAGCCTTGATGGACTACCTGGGCGAGGCGGCAATGGACCGGCTTCGCGAAGGAGGCCGTTCTGTGCTCTTCGACTGGACGAGCTATCGACGCCGAGGATATTGAATTACACGAGACCCCTTCGCGGGTCTCTTTTTGCATGGAGGCTTCGATGAACTGGAAGCTTTTTGTGCCGCTCGGGCTGTTTGCTGCGGGCGCTGTCGGCGGGTACATGTACGCGTCGCACGAGTACGGCGAGGAGATCGCCAACGTCAAACTTCAGGCCGCCATTGCGCGCGCCAAC